TTACTAATACGATTTCTACCCGCGAGATTATTACGGTTGCTCGCCTTGCTATCCTAAGGGGTAGGGATGGTCCTAACTGGACCTATGCAGTGGAACATGCTTTCACTAACCGTATGTCTACTATTGACTCTGCTGCAATCAACAGCATTCTACAAAGGGTATTTGGATAATGGACAACACACCCTTAATTATCATTCTGATAATCATTTGGCTGGTGGTGCTTTTATAAGTGTTTGTAGCAACCACTGAATTCTCTCTAGGACAATCCTTACTATCGGTTAAGGATATCATTAAGATTAGCGACGACAATAGTTTAAGTACTGTTGTCGTCGCTGATACTATGAGTGTAACTAGCCTTATCCCTCTTGCTGAAAAGCTAGGTGATAAGCTGGTCACTGGAGTCCGTATGACCCTTGTGGACAACGCCACACAGGAGCGGCAAATCATAAGCCAGCCAAAGGTTTACCCTGTGGACGAAACGGGTATGAAGGCGTTGTACAAGTGGTTGTCTAAGTCATACGAACGTCCCTACTTTTATGAGCTACCAAGGCTGGACTTTGAGTCGTTCTACCAGATGCTAAGAGAAGGGAACTTCTATGTCTCTACTGGTGACGTTAATAGTCTCCTACTAAGGGACGACTACCGCGAGATTATTCGTAAGATTGAGTTTATCGTTAACCCCCAACGCTTTATCTTTGATATCATCCCTGTTCCTAGCCCCCGCTACGACCGGCTTAACCATCGTGCCTTAACTATGGTTTCGCCCACTGCCAATAGAACCAACGTTTACATTCCTTCCTTTTACAAGAAGGAAGACGCTGATGTATTTCCTATCCACTTCAGTATCAGTAAGAACGTTGAATTCAATTACCTTAAGCCTTCCCATAAGCTCTTCTACTTCGACCGTGATGTTCAAAGGTATCAGCTTAAGGCTATGCTTCATCGTTTGAAGGTGAGATATGGTTTCACACCTGATAGGTATACAGGAGTCAAGTTTGATGAACGATACAAATGGGTTCCACAATCTCCACGCTTACCTAGACTCGCCTCTAGGCCCATGGATAGCCTTAGGGAACTTTCAATTAGCGGTCTTAAGGTTCGCACTAGAAGCTCAGTCTACGGCTATCAACCAAGCATGGAAGATATCAAAGAGCATTATGTCCCCCGACTGAAGCACGAATTCTCAGTCATTGAGAAGCTAGGCTTTGCTGACTACTTCTTAATGGTCTACGAGCTTACTGATTGGTGCAACAAACAGGGCATCAAGATTGGACCGGGGAGAGGTTCGGTTGGTGGCTCCCTGATTGCGTTCTGTCTAGGCATCACTGACATTGACCCGCTGCGCTTCGACCTAATGTTTGAGCGCTTCATCAACCCGACTCGTATTGACCTTCCTGATATCGACCTAGACTTTATGAGTACTAGGCGACATGAAATTGTGGAGCATTTGAATGATAGATACGGTAGTGATAACGTTGCTGGTATTGTTAACTATGCTAATCTTGGTTCGCGCTCTGCCTTACGTAGCACTTGTCGTATTCTTGGTATGGATGAAGCGGAATACACCTGCTCGAAACTCATTCCTTCGCAATTTGGAATCTCGACAAAGCTTGAAGACGCTAAGGAACAAGTAATCGACATTAAGAACTTCGCTTTTAAGTACCCCGATGTATGGGACAAAGCTCTGAAGCTAGAAGGTAAGCTTAGGAACTTCTCTACTCATGCTGCTGGTATTATTGTTAGTGACCGTCCCTTGATTGAGGATTCTGTTATTCAGGTATCCAAGGACGTTCGGATTATCAATTGGGATAAGAAGCTCTGTGAAAAACAAGGATTGGTAAAGCTAGATGTTCTCGGTCTTACAACTCTGGATATTATTGACCTTACTTTACGGTACATTCATAATCGTCATGGTAGGGATATTAATTTGCACGATGTTCCTTTGGACGATGCTGCTGTTTTACAAGCCTTCAGTCGGGGAAATACTGGTGGCGTATTTCAGTTTGAAGGTGGCTCGGTTAGACGCTTGCTTAAAGACCTATCTAAACACACGGACCTAACCTTTGACGACTTGGTTGCTGCTAATGCGCTCAATCGTCCCGGCCCTATCGAAGCTGGCCTAGTCCAGATGTATGTGGATGGTAAGAACGGGGAGCTACATGACGTAGCCCATGAGTCTATGGCCGAAACACTAAAGCCAACCTTCAACGTCATGGTCTACCAAGAACAGATTATGAAAATCGCAGTAGACTTCGCAGGATATACCCTACCGGAAGCCGATAATCTCCGTAAGATTATGGGTAAGAAACTGCCTGAAGAAATGAAGAAAGAAAGCGAGAAGTTTATCAATGGTGCTGTATCTCATGTGGGTTGCGACCGCAGTATTGCTGAGCATTTGTTCGACCAAATTAGCAAGTTTGCGTTCTATGCTTTCAACAAGTCACACTCGGTAGAGTATTCGCTACTAAGCTATCTATGTATGTGGTTGAAGGTGAACTACCCTGTAGAATTCTACGCGGCATCACTAACGTACATAGACGACAAGAAAGTAAGGGCTGTTATCAATGAAGCGAGGAAGAACGGCATCACAGTGGACGCACCTAGTCTTAACCATAGCACTGATAAGTTCCATCCTGTTACCGTCAACCGTATCGTTGCTCCTTTATCGAAGATTAAATACGTGTCGGCAGCAGCGGCACATATCATGCTTGAAAGGTCTACTAACGGACCTTTTACAAGTCTTGACAACTTACAGGAGCGTACTACAAAGCGCTTGGTCAACAAGAGAGTCATTGACTCCATGCAAGCGGTCGGAGCCTTAGACGAGATATGCCCGCCAGAAGCCCCTGTATGCCCCGTAGAGCGGTCTAAAGCCCTCAATGAGTATCTGCCTAGCATCCCACTAGGACATGTCGCCATAACGCGGGATATGAAGCCTGACAACAAGGCCATTGATAAGCTGCTCGACTTATTAGGCGGCTTGTCCGATGCTCTTGCTAAGGATTATGTTGGTCCTTACATTGGTAAAGACATGTCCTTTATGATTGTCTATGATTGTGCCACTGCTAGCGAAGCTAAATCAGGTAGGTTTACTGACACTAGAGCGTTCGCTAGTACGAACCTAGCCATGCACAAAGCTGACCTAACAAAAGCTGACGCTTACTTTACCGGACTAGTCAAGCGGAAGAAGGAAGCAAAAGAGAAGATATTCAACAACACCGTGCTTGAAGAAAGTTTCAAAATCCTACTAGAAGAGATTGCTATTCTAAAGCCAACGGTTGTATTGTGCTTGGGTAATCAGGTCGCCAAGATGTTTGACCCCTCACTGAAAGGTGGAGCGACAGACAACGCTGGCAAGGTAATCTACCGAGAAGACCTAGACTGCAATATAGTAGTTGGATTCAATCCGAGTCAGCTATTCTTCAATCCAGACTACGAACCTATTCTGGTTGAACTATTTGAAACAGTAGCAGGAATGCTATAATAAGGAACTAAATGACAGAAGAAGTAAACGTAAAAAAATTTAATACAACCGAATTCGCTACGTGTATTGATATTAACCGTAGTGACTTAGCCACAGAGCTAAGTACCAATCCTGCCAACCTAGCTTACTACATTGAACAGGCTGCTAGGTGGAGCGCACAAGTAGACCTAGCAAAGACTCTAAGAGATAACCGTGCAGCGGAAATCTACATTGAGCTTAAAGATAGCGGCTCCAAAGTAACCGATGGTTACATTAGCGCTACGCAACAGCTAGACGAAACCCACAAGAAGTATGTGACTGCTCTTAGGAATGCTAGGGAACAGCTTGCCCTTTATGAGGGTGCTGTAACTGCGCTTGAGAAGAAGCAGTTTAGTCTTGGCGCTCTTAATGCCAATGTTCGTACTGAACAAGAAAGCTCTAGCTCTCACGGTCATTCTACATCAGAAGACAGAGCAGAAAGACGAGCAAGAATAGTGGACGCAGTACGGTAAATTTGCTATAATTACCGGGCCTTAAAAGGCAGGATAAAGAAAGTATAAAAGGAAAAAAATGACTTCAATTTCAGAACTACTAAGACAGAAAAGACAGGCTACCGCAGACAAGCGTTTAGGTTCAAAGAATACCTATAAGTTTAAGGGTGGCGTTACGACTATTAGAATTCTTCCCGGCTGGCGCAAGGACGACCCAACATTCTCCCATCCCTTCGGCCAAGCGTTCATCAAGAACATGGACAAAGAAACGCTAGCCGTTATTGGCGACCGTAAGCTTACCTATGGTGAAGACGACCCAATCCGTGGTCTAATTCAGCGTGGTATGGGCGATGCTCGTACTGATGCTCAGCGTGAACACTACAAGGAAATGCTTGCTAAGCCACGTGAGCTAGTAAATGCACTAGTCCTTGACGACCGTGAAGTAGACCCTAGCATTGCACAGATTGTTGACTTCTCGGAGACTCAGTTCGATGAAATCCTAAAGCAAGTCGAACTAAACGATATTGCTGAAGAGTTCCTCGACCTAGATAGAGGCTTCAATCTAAAGGTTGAGAAGACCGGCACTGGTTTCAAGACAAGATACTCTTTTGTTTTCGACCGCAAGCCAAGCAAGGTTGACCCTGCCGTACTAGAAACCCTTGTTGATATCGACGCTTACGTTCGCAGTAAGTTTAGCGATACTGACCGTGCAATTAATGCACTAAAGGCTCTAGCACAGGGCGAGAACTATGCCGACACCAAGCAGCTAGGCTATAGCGGCGGTGATGATACGGTTGATGGTTCTTTCACTGGCATCGACACTGATGGTACTACTGATGAAGTAGTCATTCAGGAGCATGTTTCCGATGCGGAGATTGATAACCTCTTCGGAGAAGACTAAGCATAATGACCCACCTAATATTGGTGGACGGTAACAACTTGGGGTTCAGTTCTATGACTGGCCCCAAGTTAGCCGCTGGTGATAAACTCACTCAGGGTACCTTCACGTTTATCAAACAAATACGCAAGATATATCTCGACCATCCTAATGCACTAATCATGGTGCTTTGGGACGGTAGAAGCTGGCGTAAAGATGTAGACGATAACTACAAAGCTAAGCGTGAATCAACTGAAGAACAACAAGAGATTCGGGAAGCGTACTTCAAACAGAAACGAGACATGACAAATGCTCTCACGTTTCTAGGAGTCCCCCAATGTATCGCAGACAATATGGAAGCCGACGACCTAGCACAAATCTATTCCAGAACATGGAAGGGTAAGAAGGTTACGCTCTGGTCCGGTGATAAGGATTGGTTACAGTTAGTTGATGAAAGAACTGACTGGTACGACCCTATTATGAATCGACATTGTAACAGCTATAACTTTGAAGCATTCACAGGATACAAGAACGCTGAACAGTTTGTTCAAGCTAAGTGTTTGACCGGTGACAAGGATGAAGTACCCGGCTTCAAAGGTATTGGACCGGGAGCCGTGGAAAAGATGTTCAATGTATGGGAAAGCTTCTACGACTTCATGGCCGAAGCAGCAAGCGGAGAAGATGTTTGCAGCAAATGGCAAGAAGCAAACTGTAGGAAGATGCCTAACCCTGTTTATCAACTAACTCTCAAGCCAATGGCAGCAGAAGAAGAGTTTGAAAAGAATAGAGTACTAGCTGACCTAACAACGGTTGCGAGGCCAGCCCCAATTGGACTAAGAAGAGTCCAGAACGAACAAGATGAAGAGGCATTCAAAACCCTCTGTTATGAGAATGCGTTCCTGTCTTTCCTGAAAGACTATGACCGCTTCTTACAGCCATTCAAGGAAAATAAATTTGTCAGAACTAGGTAAGTTAGCAAAGCTACTAAAGGAAAGAAAGCTAGGTGGTACGCATCCAAGCGGAGCCGTGCGCCACTATTTGGATACAGGCTACCCGCCACTCAATGAAATCGTAAGCGGCGACCCTTTCAAGGGCCTTCCAAGCGGCCAGCTTGTAATGATTGGTGGCCCCTCAGCTAGCGGCAAGACTATGATTGCCACTCAGCTAATGATTAGCGCCCAACAGCTAGGCGGCTACGCTGCATTCTTTGACTACGAAACACAGTACCATGCTGACCTAGCTAAGAAGCAAGGTTTGATTATGGACGACGATGAAAAGTTTCAGTTCTACAAGCCAGATACATTCGAGCAAGGAGTCACTCAGGCTATCCAGTTAGGCAAGCTTATTCGTGACAATGATATCATCCCTCAGGATGCTCCCATTGTAATGGTATTCGACTCCCTAAAGACAATGACACCGCAGAGTGTGTACGACAATCTGTTTGCCAAGGGTGGCAACGTTGAGAAGGGTGAGAAAATGTCGATGCATGACAAGCTAGCCCTAGCATCAACAGCAGACGTTTGGTTTCCAGTAATCCAGAGAGAGTTCGACAAGTTCGGTATCACTGGTATCTTCCTTAATCAGGTTAGGAAGAAGACCAATCCTGCTAACCCAAGCATTGTCACTTATACATATCCCGGTGGCGACCAAGCCTATTACATCTGCTCTACTGTCCTACTACTAACAGCAACAAGTGAAGTAGAAGGAAGTGGCGACAGTAAGAGGCTACTAGGTCGAAACATCAAGTGTCTCACTGACAAGTCACGTAACTCTGCACCAATGCAAAGCTGCCGCTGGAACTTTGTCATTAACGAAGCCGATAAGTCAGGTAACTTTGATGTGATTGGTTCTTATGCTGAGCATCTAAGAAAGATTGGCGCTATTGAAAGCAAGGGACCGAGGGTAGTTTGGAACGGCGGAAGCCCGTTCCTTTCCCAAGTAATTGAAGAGCTTAGGGAAGCTCCCGATGGACTAGAACAGCTAAAGACAATTCATAGAGAGTTTAATGGAAGAGCTTAAAGTAGATGTAGAACACGCACCAGAGAAGAGCTATCGAGTCCTAGTATGTGGCGGTCGAGAGTTCGGCCAAGTTCCCAAGTCAGTCGTACTGTACGAAGAGATTGTAGCGGCAATGCAGATTGCCGATGCAGAGAAAGCATTACTCAGACAGTCGCTTGATAACCTAAGACGCACCATCAACATTGAATGTATCATTGAGGGTGGCGCTAGGGGGGCTGACAGGCTCGCTAGTAAGTGGGCTGAAAAGAATGGTATCTCAAACCAGACTTTCTATGTGACGAAAGAGGATTGGGAAAAGCAAGGTAAAGCAGCGGGACACCTACGCAATACCAAGATGCTTGAAGAAGGAAAACCTTCACTAGTAGTTGCCTTCCCCGGTGGCCGGGGTACTAAGAACATGGTTGAGCAAGCGAAAGCCGCTGGCATTCCTGTTTTTGAGGTAACTTTTAATGAGTCCGATTGAGAAGTTCTTTAACGAACACCATACTAAGTGGCAGTTTTGGGTTGCCGTTAGTGTCTTTTTCACTGTTGTTCTGAATGTGATATTATAATATGAAATTCATTCATAGGTTTTTCGACGCGCAAATTGAGCGCGACGGTAGGGTAAGCCCTTACTCTGAGCATCTTTGGAGCATGTTTGCTTGTGTTGTTCTAGCATTCTTTGTGCTGGAACTTCTCTTGTGGGCGGTCGGCTTTGGCCCACTGTTATTCATGTTCTTTTTCTCCGCTTTATTTTCAATCGGTAGTTACGCTGCTGATAAGCGCCTCAATGGCAGTACCGATGCTACTGATTAATCTCTACGGCGCTCCCGGTGCTGGTAAGTCTACCACACGTGCTGAAGTATTCAGTAAGCTTAAGAAGCTGGATATCAATTGCGAAGAGATTCCTGAAGTAGCTAAGCGGTTCACTTGGGAGAAGCGAGAGCTAACCATGAAGAGCCAGCCGTATTTGTTTGGTAAACAGCTAAGAGATACGGAAATCCTTAAAGGCCAAGTGGACGTTGCCATTACTGACTCACCACTAATCCTTAGCGTTCTCTACGGTCGCAAGTATGCTGACTATCCTGAGAGCTTCTACGATGGTGTTGTTGATATCGCTAATTCGTTTGACTCAATGAACTTCTTTATTGAGCGGACGAAGAAGTACAATCCTGCTGGTAGAAACCAGACCGAGGAAGAGTCAGACGCCATTGCTTGGCAGCTTCAGCACTTGCTAGGCGAATTCAAAATCCCATACTCCACCATTAGTGGTCCCGGTATTGGTGATGTTATTGTTAATCGCATCTTAGAAAGGCTCAAGTTCAGTGACTAAGCCCTGCATTATCTTTGACATTGATGGTACTCTTGCTGACTGTTCGCATAGGGTACACCATGTCAACGGTCGCAAGAAGAACTGGCCCGCCTTTATGGCTGGCATTCCTGACGACCCTGTTATTCCTCAGACTAAATGGCTTAACAATCTCCTAGATAGTGAAGTCTTTACTGAGTATCCCATTGTGCTTTGCACTGGCCGTTCGGAAGACGAGAGGGAAATGACAGAGGCTTGGCTTAAGAAGCATGAAATTTACTATACCCGTATGTTCATGCGGAAGGCTGGTGATTATCGTGCCGACTATGTGATTAAGCGTGAGCTTCTTCAAGAGATTAGGGACATGGGCCTAGAGCCTTTCGTTATTGTTGACGATAGGCAGTGCGTTGTAGACATGTGGCGCAAGGAAGGACTCTTTGTTCTTCAGTGTGACCCTAAGCCTTCACGCACTGAGCATCACGATTACAAGTTCCATGACTCAATTAAGTATCCGTTGCAAATTATGGTTGGTCCTAGCGGTGCCGGTAAGAGTACTCAAATCGCTGTTTGTGTTAAGGAAGGTCTTATCTCCCCCGGCTCTGTAATCTCTAGTGATTCTATTAGACACGAACTTTGTGGTGACTTTAGGGACCAATCAAAGAACCTCAAAGTTTTTGAAGCGATGCATGAAATAGCCGAAGTTAGGCTAAGAAAGGGCTTACCTGTAATCCTAGACGCTACCCACCTTAGGAATGCTGATAGGATTAAGGCTGCTAAGCTTGTGCCTGACACTATCCCTGTACGGTATGTCGTAATCGACCGCCCCCTAGCTGACAAGAGAGCAAGCGCTGGTTGGCGAGCAGGAGTCAGTGTCAAGGGTAAGCCACTTATTGAACACCATGACCAAGTATTCAAGTCAAACATCAAAGCTATCCTAGCTGGTGACGACTTGCCTAACGTGACTGTGGAAGACCTAAGAAAATGACTGACCAACAAATGAACGTGGCGCTACAGGCCACACTAATCAGGCTGCTACCCATGGCAATCTTCGGCCAGTATGCAAAGCTAGGGCTGATTGCAACGTGCTTGCTGTTCATCTTAGGACTAGTAATCACGCTACCATTCTCACCCCTCTATGCTTTCATGGTATTCATTCCACTCGGCGCACTAGCAGCTTGGCGAGTTAGCAAGGTTCAAAGTGTCAGAACAGTTAGCTAAACAGTTTGCTTATAATGAACGTCTAATGAAAGAGGTTGCTATAAAGCGGAAGCTACGTAGCCTAACCGACGCACAATTGAACCAACTATATGAATCATTAGTAGTTTCACCAGTCTCAGACTGTGATACAATGAGTGCATGACAAACCTACCTTTAGATGCTGAAAGCAAGATTGGCAAACCCCAAGTAATTGCAAGACTTCTAGAAATAGATGGAAGGCAAGTACTAATCCGTCTTCAAAAGCCATTCGAGGAACCGCCCGAAGACTACACTGTACTAACGACTAACAAAGCTGGCAAGCGAGTCATAGAAGCAAGAAAGGCTCCGGTATACACAGATGATTCGTGGATACAATACGGAACGGCCCTGATTGTAGAAGCATGGAGCGATGCTACCAAGTCAATTGTTACTACAGGAATTAAGAAGCCCCACGACAAGACAGAGGAAGAATTTGCGTTTGGGTGTCGTTACATGTTGAACCATTCATCTGACACAGAAATCATCCACATACTCAGACTAAAGAGACTAGACTTTCAACTCAAATATCAGCTAGGCGAAGACGAGACAGCAGCAATACTACCGACTCCCCCTAAGTTAGAGAAAAAGAAACCCACATGAAATTCAATCCGCCACATATTGAAAACATTAAAGATGTACTACCTGCCATACAGGAAAACCCCGCATTCTTGGTCAAGGAAAAGGGGTGGTACACCGTTATAGATTACATGTACATGACGGATAAGATGTTTCACAATGATGTGGAAAGAGAATGCCGTGGCCTAAAGTTCTGTAGCACTACAGGCCGCATTCTTGCCCGCCCCTACCACAAGTTCCACAACCTAAACGAGCGGCCAGATTACACTACCGATAAGGTAGACCTGACCCTGCCGCATGTGATTCTGGACAAGCTGGACGGTAGCATGGTGCATACGTGTGCTACCAACATGGGTATCTATTTAATGACCCGTATGGGTATCACTGAAGTAGCTGAGCAAGCTGACAAGTTTATGACTGCCAACCAGATTAGGTTCAGTCGCTTGTTCGGCTCTATGCCGATTGATGAATACTGCTACATCTTTGAGTACGTAGGGCCAAACAACAAGATTGTCTTGGACTATGAGAAAGAAGACTTAATCCTTACAGCTATCAGGAACATCTATAACGGTGCGTACTTATATCACCATGAAGTGGAAGCACTAGGTAAAGCATTCGATGTAAAGGTAGTCGAGAAGTTTCCGTTCGATGGGTTCGACGGTAACATGGAGCGGATTGCTAACTGCATGAAGGCACAGAGCAATAACGAAGGATACGTTATCCGCTTCGCTTCCGGTGCCATGGTTAAAATTAAGTCAGACGAGTATGTACGCAAGCATCGCTCCAAAGACTTGGTATCATCGCAGAAGGGTATCGTTGACCTTATAGTTAACGGTACACTAGACGATGTAATGCCACAGTTAGACCCTAAGGTACGCGACCAAGTGCTTGACTATGAAGACAAGCTCAGCAGAGAGATACTACGAAGCGCTGAAGCTATCGCGCTGTTTGCTAAAGGTTATGCCGACCTAGAACAAAAAGACTATGCGCTGAAAGTACAAGCAACAATCCCGAAACCACTACAATGTGTAGCCTATCATGTTAGGAAGGGTTGTGATGCAAGGGAAGAAACACTAAACGTTGTTCGTAGAAATCTTGGTACAAACAAGCGTACCACAGAACTACTTACAGCTTTAGGATTCCCACTATGGACTTTCAGTTTCTTCGCAGAGGAATAATCATTGCGACTAGCTTATTTGTTCTTACTGCTTGTAGCAGTGTCGATATTCGCCCTTGCTACACTGTTGGTGTGAGAGATAGTACGCTCAACCAAGTAGGTATCAAGGTCAATCATAGCGACCGCTCTATTCGATGTTCTGGTGACATGAGTAGTGACCTTCTTAATCCGCCCCTTCCTTACAACGATAACAGTGCAGAGCCAACCGTAGACTTGCCTTATGATAACCGCTAATATCGACTTTGAAACTGCCGACCGAATTACTATCGCTAACCTTGCGGAGATTTGTAAAACTCTCATTGGCGAAGTGAATAGGATTAAGGCGCTTCCCGGCTATCCAAAGAGCTTGCCGCCACATGAACGGACGAACTTGATTGACTCTAGGCGTCAAAAGAAAGCTGTTAAGACTACGCTTAGATATTTGATGGTTGAAAGCGACTTTCAGCGTCTTCTCTCCGAGCTAGGTAAGCAAGAGTGTAATGGCTCTTGCAGTTGTAACTAGTAATGGGATTAGTTAGCAATGAAATTACTTATCCTTATCTGGTTATTTCTGATGTGCATTGTCATAATTGGTCAGCCTTTGCGTACACAAACGACAGAGGAATCAACAACCGTCTTCAGCACATTCTAGATGGTATAGACCTTGCAGCAAAACACTTGGTCGATGTTGGTGGTCGTGACCTTATTTGCACTGGTGATTTATTCCATACAAGGGGTGTCATTAAGCCTTCTGTGTTCAACCCAACCTTCGACTTGTTCAGTGACTTATCTGCGCGAGGGATTACCAATCATCACATTCCGGGGAATCACGACCTAGAGGGTATCCACTGTGAGCGGCTTGGAAGCGCTATGACTTCTCTTGCTGCTATCCCTAATTTTTATGTCTACGATAAGCCAACGCTTGTTGGTCAGCATCTTTTTATTCCTTGGTTTGAGGATTCTCAAAAAATCCCAAAATTAGCAAACGAAAGGTCTAAGACGAATCCAAACCTCACACTCTTCTGTCATGTTGGTTTGAACGATGTTGTTCCCGGTGCTATTGGTAATACAGTAGACCCTGACGACTTTTCAGAGGACTTCAAATATGTTTTTTGCGGGCATTTTCATAACCATGTTAGTTTCCATTCCAGAGTTTACTCAGTCGGCGCTCTTACTCACCAGACATGGAATGATGTTGGTTCTAAAGCGGGCTATCTAATCGTCTATGAAGACAGGGTAGAGCATTACGAGACACAAGCGCCTAAGTTTATTGATGCTATAGATGCTATGATTTGTCTTCACGATGTTCCCGGTAACTATTACAGGTTGAAAGGTGAGCTAACAGACGACCAAGCAAACACCATCATTAGAGATTTGAAAGAGCGGCGTTGTTTGGCAGTACTAGACCAATCCACTCGGCCAAGCATTATTGAGAAGACTTATGAGCATACAGTAGACATTGATTTGGGGCTGGACAGTGCGCTAGAAGCATACTGTAAGAATACGTTTAATGATAATTGGAAGGCAGTATACGAAGAATGTTTAAGATTGAAGAGTTAAGCGGTTCGCTTATTAAATCAGGCAGATTCGATGATGCTATTCGAGTATTCTTTAATGAACTCGACAAGGCACATGAAAACGGCGTCATTAGCCGCGACGAAATGATTAGGCTACAGCGCGAATTCAGTTATCTACTACTAAGGCCAGATGCCGCTCAGGCAAAGAAGTTAGGTGATGCAATGCTAGCGCTGTCACTACGAATGCCGCCTGTTGCTGAAGCTGTTTTTGAAAAGAATGTGAAAGATAGCCGTAGAGTATGAAACTAAACAAGCTTGTTATTCAAAATTTTCTCTCAGTACAAGATGCAACCCTTTATCTCGCAAATAAGGGGCTTGTGTCTATTGAGGGTGATAACAAGGACAAGACAGGCTCCGATAGCAACGGCTCTGGCAAGAGCAGCATTATTAACGCTATCCTGTGGTGCCTGTACGGTACTTACGGGAAAGACGAAGCTGCTGATGATGTAGTGAACTCAAAAGCTGGCAAGAACTGTATGGTCCAGAGCATTTGGAGGGAACCAGAACGAGCTTATCGTATTACTCGCTACCGTAAGCATTCAAAAGGGAAGAACAGCGTTACAGTAGAAATGATTGAAATGCCAATGGCTCAAGGCGAGTCCTCTGAGTGGCGTGATATCACTAAAGCTGGCGCACAAGCCGTTCAAGAGCAAATCAACCAAATCATGGGAGCCGACGAACAAGTGTTTCGCGCTTCCTGTTTCGCACAACAAGAGAATCCCCTAGATATCCCGGCCATGGGTGACAAAGAGCTTAAAGCGCTTCTAGAACGTGTTTTGCCCTTTGAAGAGCTAACTGAACAATTCAACAAAGCACGGCAGCTTGTCCTAGACCAAAACGTATTGGTCAGGAAGCTACGCGATGAAATTACTATGAAGATGTGGCAGATAACCAAGAACACTGACGACCTTGCGGAAGCAAAGAGAGCGTTTGATGGTTATACTAGCGATATCGAAGAGAAGAACAAGAAAATCGACCTTCAAATTGAGGCTAAGAAGGCTGCTATTGCTGTTGCAGAAGTAATAGCGAAGGATGGACCGGCACTGAAGGATAAGATAGAGCTACTACGGAATCAGATTACAGAGCTAGGTGATACCGACACTGCAATGCTTGGATATCGCATTGAAGACACAGGCAATAAAATTGCCAAGCTGGAAAAGCAGCTAGAGACAATTGATATATGTGATTCGTGCGGTCAATCAGTGGATTATCCCGATACACTGTTTGAACGACTAACTACTGATATCGGCGCTCTAAAGGAAGAGCAAAAGAGACTAGAATCGCGGTTAGCAGACGCTACACGCAACCGCATACAAAAGCTCTCTTTATCAGGAGAATTAAGCAAGGTAATCGACCAGTTTCAGGAAGCAAAGTACGCCAGCGAACAGATTGGCCGCTCAGAGGCCGAGATTCGGCTGCTACAGGGGCAAAAGGCCCTCATAGGCTCCAATCCCCATGCCGAGGCGGTCGAGCGCTACGCGGGCTTCCTAGAGGCCGCAATGAAGGGCAAGATACAATTCCAAAAACAGCTAAAAGCCGCAGAAGAAAGGCTAGCAGTATTGGAAGGAGTCCAGCTAACCTTCTCCCCTAAGGGCTTGCGCTACCATATGCTTGAAAAGGTAGCTCCAAGACTTACTGCTGATACCAACAAGTACCTCAAAATCCTAACAGATGGTGCAATTCATGCTGTATGGTCTACTGTGACCAAGATTGGCAGTGGTGAATACAGGGAGAAGTTCTCCATTGAGGCTAGAATGGAAGGCAGGAATAAGTTCGGCCTACTGTCAGGCGGTGAGAAGCGTAAGGTAAGACTTGCTTGCTTCTTTGCACTACAAGATTTGATTGCTAGCCGCGCCAGTAAAAATATTGAAATTTGGTGCGGTGATGAAATTGATGAAGCTCTTGACCCTACCGGATTGGAGCGGTTAATGGTGCTGCTCGCGGAAAAAACCAAGAACAAGTCAACAATCCTTGTTATCTCGCACAATGAAATGAGGGATTGGATTCCCAATCATGCGACGGTTACTAGGGTTGATGGTGTTTCTACTATTACAGGATATCTAAATGGAAGCTGAGAAGAAAAAATTTAAGGTTAAGCTTAAGGCTGCTCCACCTTCTTCTGAAGAGAATGAC